TTTATAGATTATTGCTTTAGATCTCTGGGTGCACCTGTAGTACAAGTAAATATTGATTCCAAACAAGCAGAAGATAGACTTGATGAAGCACTAGAATATATGTATGAAAGACATTTTGATTTTAATCAACGTGCTTTATTTGCATATAAAATAACAGAAGCAGATAGAGTTAATAGATATTTTGATACAACTCAATTTGGGCCAGCTCTTGGTGCGCAGATTAAAACGGATGAAGATGGCAATACTGGTTACTGGCCTTTAGCAACAGATATTCGTACTATTACAAAGGTATATGCACCAAGTGATATTGTTGGTGATTATATGTTTGATTTGCGATATCAAATGACATTGTTTGATTTCTTTGGATTGTACTTCAACCAGTCAGGCGCCCCTCAGGGACCAATGGCTGCATACATGGAAGGTATGAGTTATATTAAATTGGTTAATGATGTATTTAACTACCCAACATCTTTTACATATACGAGAACAACTGACAGACTATTTTTAGATACAGAGCATAGCAAACTTCCTGCTGGAGCATATTTAATGGTAGAAGCATATGTTCAAATTGACACGAGCCAATATAATAAAGTTTGGAATGATAGAGTTTTCAAAAGATATTATACTGCATTATTGAAAAAACAATGGGCTCAAAATCTATTAAAATTTACTGGTGTTCCTTTACCCGGTGGTGCTCAATTAAATGCCCCAGCACTGATGACTGAAGCATTAACTGAATTAAATACCATAGAACAACAACTAGTAAAAACACAAGAATTGCCACCTGATCCACTTATAGGTTAAAATGACCACAAATCCTTATATAATAAACTATAGTAATAAAGGTGAGCAAGATCTTGCTGAGGGTATTACTATAGAAATAATACAGGCAATGGGACAGGATTGTATATATGTTCCAAGAGAATATTTTTCAATAGATAAAGTTTTTGGTGAGGATCCTGGATCATCATTTACGAAATCTTATACACTAGAAATGTATTTGATGAATTATAAAGGATTTGATGGAACTGATATAATAACTCAATTTGGTCTTGAGATTAAAGATAAAGTTACTTTATTATTTGCAAGAAAAAGATTTTTTCAAGAAGTAACTAATAGACAAAATTCAATTACTAGACCCAGAGAGGGAGATTTAATTTATTTTCCTCTTTCAAAATCTTTATTTGAAATAAACTTTGTAGAGCATGAAAATCCATTATATCCATTTGGCAAACTTTATTCTTATATGATAACAGCAGAATTGTTTACCTATAGTTATGAAAAGGTTAAAACAAATAATGCTACAATTGATTCTATAGTTTCACAGACTCGTGGTTTCTCTGGATCACAAATCATACCACTCAATATAAATATCGGTACAACTGCTGGTATAAATGATACTCTGCAGACAGAAGCCAACGGATATACGTTTGATCCTCAGAATCCTTTTGCAGCAGAAGAAAGTCCTTAAGGTAATAAATGTTTGGATATTTTTACAACCAAAGTCTTAGAAAATTGGTGATAGGATTTGGTACCCTATTTAACAATATATCTGTTGACCATGTTAATCCTGATGGTGGTAACGATCTTAACATTCGTGTACCCATTACTTATGCTTCTCAAGAAAAATTTATAATAAGGTTTTTAGAACCATCATCAATTAATGATGGTTTAAGAATTGAAAACCAGCTTCCGCGTATGAGTTATGTTATGACAAGCATACAAGCGGATCCAGGCCGAAGACGCAATGTAAATACACCTTCACTTTCACGGTCAACAGCAAATTGTGCCGAAAATCCACTGGTTATAACCGAAGAAATTCCAGTAAATATAGGATTTACTTTGTTTATTTATTCAAGACATATTGATGATACATTGCAAATTGTTGAACAAATAATGCCGTATTTTAATCCACAGCACGTAATAACAATGGATTTGAATCCTGCAAAACCGGGTATCAATATACCCATAACGCTGGTTTCCAATAGCATCAGTGAAAGGTATGATGGCGATCTTTCTACTCGTCGTATTAATATTTCTTCATTTACTTTTGTAGCAAAAAGTTATATATTTGGAAAGGTGCAAAACGGAACTGTTATCAATTCAGTTTCTGTTTCTGGCCTAACAGCTGGACGTGCATTTGGATTTGACTTATGAATAAACAATTAGCTAAATTTTTTAATGTTCCTGATCAACCAGACTCCAAAACAAAAGAAATTTTAGGTGGTACGTATGATGCAAATAATTTTCAAAAAGATTATACACTTGTACAATCAAATCTAAAAGATTTGATTGGTAGCGGAAATGTTGCTTTGGAGGCTGCATTGAAAGTTGCTACTGAATCCGATGCACCCAGAGCATTTGAAGTGGTTGCTATTCTTTTAAAGACAATGGCCGATTTAAACAACAATGTATTAGATGTACATAAAAAAGCTAAAGAAACTACAAATAGTAAGACTGAAATAAAGCAGACAAATAATTCTGTATTTGTTGGTTCGACAAAGGATTTGCAGAACCTGTTAAATAAAGATAGAAGTACAGAAAAAAATGTGATTGATATAGAGGCAATAAAGAATGAGTCTCAACAAGAATAATCAGGGATATAGAAATAATCCAAAACTCAAACCACCGGGCATTGAGCTCCAGTATACAAAAGAACAACTAGACGAATATATTAAATGTGCAAATGATCCCGTATACTTTTGCAACAAATACATCAAAGTAAAGACTCTTGACAAGGGTATTATGCCCTTTGAACTTTATGATTATCAACAAAAATTTGTTAATTATATTCATAAAAATAGATTTGTTATTTCAAAATGGCCTCGCCAGTCTGGTAAATCTACCTCTGTAATTGGTTATATCTGTCATTATATTACTTTTAACCAAAGTGTAAGCGTGGCAATTCTGGCAAACAGACTAAAGACTGCCAAAGATGAATTGTATTCAAAATTACAATTAGCCTATGAAAATTTACCACAATTCCTACAACAAGGTGTCGTGGAGTGGAATAAAACATCTTTAAAATTGGAAAATGGTTCCCGAGTAGTATGTGATGCTACCTCTTCCGGTGCAATCCGTGGTGGTTCGTTTAACTTTCTTCTTTTGGACGAATACGCCTTCTTGCCATCTCACGTAGCAGAAGAATTCTATGCATCTACCTATCCTACCATTTCAGCAGGTACCACCACCAAGCTTGTAATAGTTTCTACCCCCAATGGAATGAACCACTTTCATAAACTTTGGGTTGATGCCAACAGGGCAGAGGGCCATAAACTAAAGAATAAATTTATTCCCATAGAAGTTAGTTGGAGAGATGTGCCGATTACATCTGGAGGAAGAAAAAGAGACGATGTTTGGGCAGCGGAACAGATTGCCAATACAAGCCCAGAGCAGTTTGAACAGGAATATGGCTGTAGTTTCTTGGGATCGTCCAATACACTGATCGCTACCTCAAAACTAAACGTTCTGGCACCAGAGGAGTTTTTGCAAGAAGATTCTGATGGACTTAGAATATTTGAACTTCCTAAAAAAGATGAAATTTACTTTTTACAAGCCGATGTCTCTAGAGGACAAGGTTCAGACTATTCAGCATTCACCGTAATAAATGGTACTTCGGCTCCATATAAAGTAGTTGCATCATATCGAAATAATGCAGTAAGTCCTTTTAATTTTCCAAATGTAATTAAAAAAGTTGGAGAACGATATAACAATGCTTATGTCCTTGTAGAAACAAATGACATAGGTGGTCAGGTTTCTTCTATTCTTTATAATGATTTAGAATATGAAAATGTTCTTATGACCAAAATAATGGGTCGAAAAGGACAAATGTTATCACAAGGATTTGCTAATGGAAGAAGTGAAATGGGATTAAGAACAACTACCCAAACCAAAAAATTAGGGTGTGCTATATTTAAAAGGTTAGTTGAAGAAGACAAAATTTTAATAAATGATGAAAGAATATTGGCTGAATTAATAACATTTGTTTCAAAGTCAAATACATTCAAGGCAGAAGAAGGACATAATGACGATCTGGTAATGACTTTGGTATTCTTTGCTTGGTTGACAAGACAAGAATATTTTGCAGATTTGATTGAAAGCGCAAAATTTAATTATGAAGAAGCCAAAAAGCCAGAAGATGATAATACTTTATTCATGTTAAGTGAAGAATCTATGGAAGATGATGAATTTTCTGATGGAAATGTCGTTTGGAAGAAGGTATAAAAAATTACTAAATATTAGTGATAAAAAAGGACAATCATGCCAACTCTTAGTTCTTTTACTAGCACTAATCAATTTCGAACTGAAACAGCCTCTGATGCATTTAAGATGGATTGCGGCTATTTGACAGGTTTAACCTATTTAACCCCAACATTTAGTACTGTTGGAGCATCAAACAATCCCGGAAATTTATTTGGTTGGCTAATTTATGCCAGAGCAATTAAGTCATCGCCAGCAATAGGTACTACCGCATCAACGTATGTGTATTATACTTCGCCATCAGCAATGGTTAATGATTTAAACAAATTAAATGGTGTTACCGGAGCTTTAATAAATCCTACAACAACTACAGGAAATAGTTTTGGATTCTTTATCTATAATGGTATAATTAATAGCGATCAAACCAGTAATCTTGGAATTACTGGTGCTGGAAGAGAATTTTTATATGCATTAGATTATCTTTCATACGGTGGTAATCTCGTTATTGCAGGAACTACAAAAGGTTTTTTAGACTGGAAAACTGACTATAATACAGATTTTGATTTAATTATGGGTGCAACTGGTTTAGGTTTTTCTGGCGCCCAAAGATGGCTTGAAAGAGAAGCACCATATACTATTGGTGTATTTCCCAGTCTAGATGATGGTGCGGGAACAACTTTAACAAATTTTGTTTTTAATGGAACATCATTTGTCGAAGGCGCAACTGTAGCTGATCGTGTATTTTCTGTGTATGGTCAAAAAACAGTAACAAATCTCCCACTTCCATCTCTTTATACTTCCGGTGTATTGACTTATGTTAATAATCTTAGTGCTGATGTTGCTGGTATGTTTACACGCGTTAATGCCAGAAATGAACTTTATTTAACTATTGCGGGTTCGGCTAGAGGTTTTATTTTAAATGGAGACGTAACAACCACAGTAAACTTTGCTGACACTGATCTTAAAAATATTCTTAAAAATGCTCGTGTAAACTATTTCTTAAATTATACAACCAAATTCCTTGGTGCTGATTTAGTTGGAGCAACTGCTTCAACATCTAATCCAATAGTTGATGAAAGAATTGGCCCAGCTCAAATGAAGGCCAAAATGAAGAGAGATATTACAAACATTGGTCTCAAATATCTCTATGAGTTAAATAACTCAACAACCCGAAATCTAGTTACTGGAGAAATAACAAATTACTTGTTGCAATATACTACGTACTTGGATACTACAAAAACTCAAGTTATTTGCGATTCTACCAACAACAATGACAACGTATCAACACTTACAATCTTTGTAAATGTAACTCCATTGATTGGAACAACCTCGTTTACACTGAATATAACTCTAAACCAATAATATGGCATCATATAACTCATTAAACCAATTTAAAGCTGGGTTTAAGGGCGGTACTAGAGCAAACCGTTTTCGTGTTATTCCTAATTTTCCCAATACAATAAATGTTGGGAATAATAATACTACTAGATCATTTCTTATATCATCTGGATCGCTGCCAAAAGCAGATGTTGGTGTTATAGGTGTTCCATACAGAGGAAGAATGGCATATTTTGCCGGAGACCGTCAATATTCAGTATGGCCAGTTAGAATTTATGATGATAATGATAGTGCTTTATGGAAAGCATTCAATAGTTGGAAAGAAAAATTGGATGGCCATCTTACACATAAAGTAGAAGGTAACAATTATTCTTATTCCAATTTACAAACTACTTTTTTTATAGAACAGTTAAAACCAAATGGTGAAGTATTAAGAAAAATTAAATTAAATAGATGTTGGCCAAGTGAAGTTGGTGGAATTAATTTTGACTTAGGTTCATCTGAATTTGTTACCTTTGATGTGACATTAACATTTGATTATATAGACATACTTACTGGAATCTGACCATGGCATCACTAAATGAATTTAAAGATAACTTTAAAGGTGGTACCCGCCAAAATAGATTTTTGGTAACTGGAAGTTTTCCTTCTGGGGCTGGTACAGCTTCTACAGCAGGTAATTCGAATAATGCTGGAACTGCAATTCCATTTCATATTCGATCTACCCTTATACCTACTCTACAGACAAGCACAGTTTCATATGACTACTTTGGTAGAAAATTAAATTATCCCGGTGAAAAACTTTATTCTACGTGGTCTGTGTCGATTGTTGATGACACGGATAGTGGAGATTTGTGGAAAAAATTTCATCGGTGGCATAATTATATAAACAATCATGTTGACAATACAACAAGATATTCAGTTACGCCAAACTATAAAGTTAACTGGTATATTGAACATCTTGGATTGAATGAAAATGTTTTAAAGCGTTTCCGTTTAAATGGATTGTGGCCCAGAACAATAAATGAGATGTCTTTCAGCATGGCTCGTCCAAATGTGTTAAATACTTTTAACGTAGTATTTGTTTATGATACAATTTCGATTGATGGCATAACACAGAGAGACGTTTTATAAAAAGGAATTATTGATGGAAATAGATATTTTTGGATTCCAGTTTGGTAGAACAAAAGACGAACCACAGAAAAAAAGTGAAATTGTAGCACAAAATATTGCTGCTCCCGAAATCTTTGATGGAACTGTTACAGTTGAAGCTGGTGGATTTTTTGGAACTGCTTTGGACTATGCTGCCAACCTTCGTGATGAAGGTGCATCTATTATTCAATATCGCAATATGTCTATCTATCCAGAGGTAGATAATGCTATTGATGAAATTGTTAATGCATCAATTGTACCCGGCACAGACCGCAAACCAGTAAAATTAGATCTTGTCAGTGTTCCAATTGCTGAGCCAATTAAATTAAAGATTTACAAAGAATTTGAAAGAATCATCCATCTAATGGATTTTAATGGAAAATCCTATGAAATTTTTAGAAGATGGTATATCGACTCTCGTATATTTTATAATATTGCAATCGATAAAGATCAACCAATGAATGGAATTGAAGAAATTATTCCTCTTGATCCTCTAAAGATAAAAAAAATTCGTAAAGTTGAAAAACAACAAGAACGAGTCGGAAATACTCAAGTTGGTGTAATCAAAAAGATTGAAGAGTATTACCTTTATACCAATACCGATAAAGAAACATATATGTTGACTGGACCAGGTGGTCTCCATCTGTCTCCAGATAGCATAGTTTATGTTCCATCTGGTGTTGTTGATCTCAATACAAAGAGAGTTCTTGGTTATCTACACAAAGCAATCAGACCATTGAATATGTTGAGACAACTAGAAGATTCTCTTCTAGTTTACCGTGTTGCACGTGCACCCGAACGAAGAGTGTTCTACGTTGACGTAGGACAGCTTCCTAAGCAAAAGGCTGAACAGTACGTTCGTGACATGATGAGCCGTTTCCGCACACGCCTGATCTACAATCAGACTACTGGCGAAGTGCGTGACGAAAGAAACCATCTTTCTGTATTGGAAGATTACTGGATTCCTCGCCGTGAAGGTTCTAATGGCACACAGATTACTACTCTTCCCGGTGGTAATGCCATGTCTCAAATTGAAGACGTAGAATACTTTAAGAAGAAGTTGTATGCTTCATTGAACGTTCCTCTTAGCCGTTTGATGTCAGATCAAACTGGATTTAATATGGGCCGTTCCGTAGAAATTACCAGAGAAGAAGTCAAGTTCTATAAATTTATTGAAAGACTTCGCCATCAATTTAGCAAGTTATTCTTAGATCTATTGCGAGTCCAATTGATCCTAAAAGGTATAATGACTGAAGATGACTGGCACGAACTTCGTCCAGAAATCAAAGTAGTATTCAATACCGACAATTATTTTTGGGATCTCAAGGAAGCAGAAATTTTGGCAGAACGCTTAAAAATGGTTCAGTTTGTTGATCCATATGTTGGAAAGTATTTCTCTTCGGAATATGTTCGTAGAAAAATTTTGAAACAAACTGAAGAAGAAATGCAAGAGATGAATAAAGAAATAGCAGTTGACAGACAGAGAATCCAAGCCGAGCAAATGGCACAGATGGCTCAACAACAGGCTGCTGGCGAAGGAGAGCCACCACAATGAATGAAACTAGCACCATACTTCTAAAAAAGAGTTTTGAAAGTTTAATTCAAAATAATGATGAGGAATTCAAGAAATCCTTGAGAAGTGCTTTAAGCACAAAACTCAATGAAAATATTGAATATTTAAAAATTCATACCCAGAAGAAGTTATTTGAGCCTTCTTTCAAATTTACTCCTAAATCAGAAGAAATTAAAAATTTTGTTGAGTTTTTAGAATCATATGATCCTTCAAATCCATCAAAAATTAAATTAAAAAATGAAAGTGTTATAAATATAACAGAGAAAGAACTTAAAGATATCAAGATACTATTTGATCAACTTAGCCCAAAAAATAGAACCCTAATGGTTGAATCTATTTTTGAAAGCAAAGCCAATCTAGATCAGCATCTTGAATTTTGCCAGAAAGTAAAGGTATTACAAAAATGAATCCCAAAGTAAATGAACTAATAAAGAATATGATCGACGAGAACGTAGTTGCTTTCAAAGAGAATACCTCCAAGCTTCTCTATGAGAAGACTGGCAAAAAGATTGAAGGAATGTACGAAACAGTCGCAAAAACCATCATAAAGCCCACCAATGAAACTAATAACTGAAATAAACGAAGATATTAAGTATATCAAAGAGAATAACGGAAACGGTGATAAGACTTATTTCATTGAAGGTATCTTTATGCAAGCCAGCGTAAAGAACCGCAATGGTAGAGTATATCCCCAAGGCATTCTTATTAAGGAATGCAAGAGATATATCACTGAGTACGTTGATAAAGGCCGTGCTCTTGGTGAACTAAACCATCCAACTGGTCCAACTGTTAATCTTGACCGTGTTTCGCATATTGTCAAGGAACTTCATGAAGATGGCAATACTATTTACGGTAAGGCTAAGATCATGGATACACCCA